GTCGTTCAGCACCGCGAGCGCGACCGCTTCGTCCTTCACCCGTTGCGCGAGCGCCTCCGCCTGCGCGACCATCTCCGGCGTGACCTCGGCATTCTCGCGCGCAGCGGCGTTGTTGAACTCGCGAACGATCCGCTGCCGCTCGAACTCGGCGGTCAGTTCCGCCTGGGCGACGCCCGACAGCCCGGCCAGATGCTGTTCCTGGCCGAGGAGTTCGATGCGCTCGCGCAGGGTGTCGATGATGCCAGCGGCTTCGCGGTCGACCGCTCTGCGGCCGCCGCCGTCACCGGTCGAAAACGGATCGTCGATGAACTTCGCCCGCTCCGGTGGCAGGAATTTCTCCGGCAGCGCCGAGACCTGTCCGAGCCCGCCCGCTCCACCGACGGTGGCGCGCCGCGGCGGACCGCCGGAGGTGCCCGGGATGACCGCGGCGGCGGCGGCGCGCAGACCTTCATCCCGGAACAGGTCGGTGATGGCTTCGAGCTCGTCGCGGAGCGCGCGGGCGTCCTCTATCGCCTGACGGCCGATCGGGCTTTCCAGCTCGCCGGCGGCGCGGAGCCGGTCGATCTCCGCCTCGAGGCGGCCCAGCGCACCCTCGACTTCCTGCGCCCGTTCCGCCGCCTCCGGCACAAGGATTCCCGGCGCGGGCGTGCCGGCCAGAACATCGAGGCCGTCTGACAGCTGATCGATGACGAATGACAACTTTTGCGCCAGCCCCAGCGATTGATCCATCTTTGCCGTGAACCTGACCCAGGCGGTCGCCATCCTGCCCGCCGCCCTCTCGACGGTCTGGGGCAGTTTGGCGAACTGCCGGTCGACTTCATCGGTTTTCGAGAGCAGCGCATCGAACACCTTGCCCGCGACCAGCTCGCCGGCCTTTCCCATCTCCTTCAGCTGACCAACCCCGACACCAAGGCCATCGGCGATCGCCCGCGCGACCAGAGGCAGGTTCTCCATCACGCTCCTGAGCTCGTCGCCGTCGAGCCTGCCCTTGGCTAGTGCCTGGCCAAGCTGAATCACACCCGATCGCACTTCCTGCGCCGATCCGCCGCCGATAGCGCCGAGTTTCAACAGGGTCTCGGTCAGCCGCGCGACTTCCTCGTCTGTCGCGCCAATCGCCTCGCCGGCGATGGTGAAGCGGGTCAGGCCTTCGGTGATGCCTTCAAAGCTGCCGCCGGTCTCGGCACCAATATCGAAAGCGGCCTCGATCAGCTTCCCGGCGCGCTCGGCGGACCCGGTGAGCGCGGTGAACCGCCCCTCGAGCTGCTTGAGTTTATCGCCGTTCTTGACAATGTCATTGAGCACCTTGCCGACAACCGCAATCGCGACCGACGCCGCGATGGCGCGGCCCGGAATGCTAATCCCCAGACGGTCGCCGACTTTTTCCAGGCGCGAGTCGAGACTGTCCGCCTGGCGCGAAATCGTCCTCGCGGATCGATCCATCGTCCGCCGGGCCCGCTCCATGTTGCGCTCGAAGCGCGCGATGCTGGCATCGAGCCGGACGCTCAGCCGCGAGACTTCCTCAACCATGCCTTGACCTTTTCTTCCTCGACCATCGCGTCCAGCGCCGCGACAGCCTCCGGGCCGGTGTCGATTTCGTCGAGCCCCGCGGGGGCCTGACAGTTTGCCATTTCCCAACCTTCGAAGCCGGCGGCGAACTCCGCCAGCCCGAGCGCGCGGACCTCACCGGCATGCCAGCCCATCGCCCCCCCGGTGATCAGGTAGGGACGGATGCTGAATCTGGTTTCTCTGGGCTCGCCCCCGGATCTGGCTCGGGGGCGGCGGCGTTTCCCCGGTCGTCATCCCGGATCGCCGCTCCCAGAACGTCGCGCGCCATCAGTCTCGCACGCTTGACCCCGGCGGTCTCGATCACATCGCCAGCCGTGAGCCTGGAGCCGCCCCATTTGAGGGCGGCGCCGAGCACCGCCTGCAACTCGTCCAGACGGTAGAGCGTGGTGCCGAGCGCCTGCCACAATTCCTCGATCTGGGGATTGACCTTGGCGATTTCCTCGAGGCCTCCGATCGGCAGCGACAGCAGCTGCTTCGCGCCGCCGACCTCGACCTCGATCTGCGGGCGCATCAGACCGCCGCGACGAACGTCGGCGCCCCGGCCAGCTGCAGGGTCAGATTGAACGAGCAGACTCCATCGTATGGGCCCTCGTAGCTCAGATCGGTGACCACGAATGCCGCCGTGTCGACGCCGACATTGGGGACATCGATCTGGTAGTTGACGATCGCCCCGGTCCGGAAATCGTCCTCGATCGACTGAATCGGCAGCAGCGACTTCGCGATGCCGCTCGCGGTGAAGGTACCGTTTTTCGGGCCGGTGATGAACGTCTCCCATATCTCGCCATTGACATCGACATCGTCGCCAGTGGTGACGTTGATCGGGGCGCCCGTCTTGCTCCAGTTCGTGGTCTGAACCGCCCCCACGAGCGTGAAAACCTCCGTCGGTGTGGCGCCATCGCCGCGCAGGAGCTTTAGCTCCGAGCCTCTTTTCGCAACCATGTCATCATCTCCTGTCTATGAACATTCAGCGCTTGCCCAGGGCGCCTCGATCGGGCTTCCGACATCACGGATGAGTGCGGAATCTGAACTTCTGGCGCACCAGGGTGCGAACCCCATCCTCGAGCAACTGCGCCCGCTGTGTCATCAGGCTGGCCATGACGAGCTGCTGGGTCGTCAGCGCCGGCTCGGCGCGGTGGATCGCGGCGACGCTCGCCGCGGCGATTTGCAGGGCCTCGGGCTTGCCAGGCTTCTCCGACCAGATGTCGACCGTGAATTCATCCTCCCAGCCGTCCATGCCAGAGCCTTCCCACGGACGCCCGGCGATATCGCCGAGCGTGATCAGCGGGTATGTCGGATCCTGCGGCGCCGCGTCGTATATCCTGGCGCCGACGATCGCCGAGACCCCGGCATCGGCCTTCAGCAGCGCGATCAGCGCCTTCTGGACCTCGAGCGTCGAGACGGTCATCTAGATGCTGCCGCTTTCTTTTGCGACGGCCGATCTGACCGCCATGGTGATCGACCGCTTGATCCTGTTCAGGACGCGCCGGCGATTGACGAAATACGCCGGGAAAAGGAACGGCTCCGGCTTCGACCCGGGATGGGTGTTGTAGAACCGGCGACGGCGCCCGGCTCTTACGATCAGGTTTCCCTTTACCCGCGCAGCGGTGCCGAACTCGACCCAGCGCGCATAAAAACCCGGCGATGGCGCAGATTCCAAAAACACTCCGATCCTGGCTTCGATCGCATTGGCGCCGGCGGCGGCGGCTGCCAGCGAAGCTCCGGCAAGGCCGCGCCGCACCGCCCCTGGCCGCTGAACTCTGATCGCCCCGCGCAACTCGCCGGTCCTGACCGGGACCAATGTCCGCGCCGTCGCCGCGATCTCATCGGCGCCCCGGTTGATCGCGTCGGTGATCCTTTCCTGGATTTCACGCGGAACGTTGCTAAAGACCCGCTGCACCGCTTCCAGACCTTCGAGCCGCCGCAGCCGGGCCATCAGACCGCGACCTCGCGCTCGATCACCATTTCCAGAAATCGGTTGCGCCGGTCGGGATTGCGGATCGACCGGATATTCCAGCGCACGCCGCCAATAAAGGCGCTGTCGGCCTCCCGCACCGCGCGAGTCAGGCTCGACGAGCGCACCGTGAGCAGACCGGTCATCGGCGCTTCCAGCGCCGCGCCGTCGATCCGCTCGCGGCCGGCGGTCTCGTTGAGACCGCCCCAGACGACATTGATCTCAGACCATGTGCCGGTGCTGACATTCCCGTATTCGTCCGTTGCGGTGTCGCGCCGCTGAAAGGAAACCCTCTTGTTGAGCGGGCCGGCGCTGCTCATTCGAAATCGCACCGGATCGCTATCGACTGCCTTGCGGTCTCGCCGAAGGCGCTGACCATCTCGCCGTTCAGCCGGTAGATCTGGCCGCGCGTCATCTCGGAGACGGTGACGCTGGAAATCGTCCCGGCGCTGCCGAGATCTGCGAGGACCGGACCTGGCGGGTCGATCGACCAGGCCGTCGACGCGATGCTGTCGCCGGCGGCGAGCCACTCCGACCACTCGACCGACCGGGTGATCGCGGCGGCCGGGTCCTGCAGGGCGTAGGTCATCGCTACCTCCGGGCGATCACCGCGCCGCCGCGCCGCGCGGTGACGGTGTGATTCGGATTTGAAAAGAAAGTCACCGGCCCCAGCTCCGTCAGCGTCGCCAGACTTACCTCGCTGGCCGATTCGAGGTCGCCGCCGAGCAGCAGATGGACCTGGCCGAGCGCCGGCGCGGCCACTTCCGAGCCGCTCTCGACGTCGTCTCCGGCCAGCAGATGCACCTGTCCGAGCGCCGCCGCGGATACCTCGGAGCCGGTCTCGACATCGTCGCCGAGCAGCGCGTCGGTGGTCGATTCGGTCAGCGCCGCCGCGCTCACCTCGGAGGCGCTCTCGACGTCGTCGCCGAGCAGCAGATGGACCTGGCCGAGCGCCGGCGCGGTCACTTCCGAGCCGCTCTCGACGTCGTCTCCGGCCAGCAGATGCACCTGTCCGAGCGCCGCCGCGCTCACCTCCGAGCCGCTCTCGACATCGTCGCCGAGCAGCGCGTCGGTGGTCGATTCGGTCAGCGCCGGCGCGCTCACCTCGGAGCCGCTCTCGACGTCGTCTCCGAGCAGCAGATGGACCTGTCCGAGCGCCGGCGCGGTCACTTCCGAGCCGCTCTCCGTGTCATCGCCGGCCAGCAGATGGACCTGTCCGAGCGCCG